CTGATGAAGCAGAAAGCAGCTAGCCAAGTGCATCAACAACAGGTCCAGCATACAGAGCAGGACCACCAGCAGTCTCTGAAACAGGGCCAAGAGGCCCATAAGGCAAAGGTTCAGCAGACTAAGGAGATGGCCAAATCAGCGCACAACAAGCCCTCAGCGACTGGAAAAAGCAGGAAATAACTGTCGCTATTCTGTCAACACTCAAGCATCTGAAAAGTGTAAGTCTTGAGTATCTAGAGTTCAATGCCGGGAAAGATCCCACGGAAGATCGATACCACGTAGGCTTCATTGCCGGTTTGAATGCAGTAATCAACGTTCACGTCGAGGATCTCGATGGCATCGACGAAAGCGCAGACTAAGTATCGGCAAGCCCGTCCAGAGTATTATGCGGATTGGCACAGACAACGTAAGTATGGGATGTATCCGGGTCAATATCAGGCAATGTACGAAGAGCAAAAAGGTCTTTGTTATATTTGTCAGAGACCACCCAGAGGTTCCAAACCGTTGTGCGTAGATCATAATCATAACACAGGAGAAGTTAGAAAACTTCTTTGCCACCATTGTAATGTGGCTCTGGGTTGCGTAAATGAATCGGAAGAACTTCTTTTACAATTGATTAGTTATCTGCGTGAGCATAATGTAGACGACCTTCAAGAGGAGATTTCAGATGACAGTTAAAGCTGTTCTACACAGAGTGATTGTAAAGCCAGTTGAACTGGTTGAGTATGATGAAGTCGATGCAAAGCTCGCAGAGCTTGGGTTTATCAAGGGTATTACCGAAGAAACCAAGTACCACAAGTCACAGATTGACCAAGGTACGGTAGTTGATGTGGGTCCTACAGCTTTCCTTGATTATGTAAAGAAACATGATCTGGCTGTTCCCGTCAAGGTCGGTATGCTGGTAACGTATGCACGACACAGTGGTAAACATATCAAAGATGGCGATGTTGAGGTTGTTCTGTTGAACGACGATGACATTCTAGCGTATCACACACCCTCAGAGGAGTAAGATAGATGGCTGAAGATATCCAAAACACACCGAATGAAGGTACTCAGGTACCCGGAGAACTAACCCCTGTTCAACAGGAAGCACTCCAACAAGGTTGGGTCCCGAAGGAAGAGTTCGACGGTGATCCGGAACGTTGGGTAGACGCTGGTGAATTTGTTCGACGTGGTGAACTGTTCCGTAAGATTGAATCCCAATCGAAGGAATTGAAGGATGTAAAGAAGGCCCTCAGTGAGTTGGCAAAGCACAACTCCAAGATTCGTGAAGTTGAATATAATCGAGCCCTTGAAGGCTTGAAAGCCCAGAAGAAAGAAGCTCTTTCCGAAGGCGATGCAGATCGTGTTGTAGATATCGATGATAAGATCGATCTCGTAAAAGACCAACAAAAACAACTTCAGAATCAACTCCATCAGGAAGCGCAACAACAGACTCCTGAAGTCCATCCGGAACTAGCTGGCTGGATTGCAAAGAACCCGTGGTACGAAACTAATCCGGAGATGCGGAAGTTCGCTGACCGTATGGGTCTTGCCCTTGCAGGAGATATGTCTCCTACTGATGTACTCAAAGAAGTTGAAAAGGAAGTAAAGAGCCGATTTAAGGACAAGTTCCGCAACCCCAATCGTGATAAGCCGGGTGCTGTTGAAGGTGCTGTTAACCGTCAAGGCAAGTCCGCTGAAGCTGATCTGGAGTTGTCGGATGTCGAGAAGACAATCATGAAGACCCTCGTTGATGGTGGTCACATCACCAAAGATGAGTATCTCAAGCAGCTGAAAGCTGTAAAGTCCAAGTAATACCTAACCCAAGAGGGCGATAACAAATGAACCGCAGAAACGCAAACATCGAAGACAAGAATCAAGAGGCGACGAGTGTACGCCCGCAACGCGTCCCGGTAGGGCAGCGTCCTAAACTGGCCGTGGTAGGCAAAAATCCGAACTATGTTTATCGTTACGTGAATGATGTCCCCGGTCGTATTAAAGACTTTGAACGTGGTGGTTGGGAACTTTGTACTAATGCCGAAGTGGATGTAGGTAACTTCCGTGCCGAGGAATCGAGCGGAGAAGGTAGCCTTGCATGTCAAGTCGTCGATAGTGGTACGGGTTTGAAGGCTTATGTGATGAAGATCAAGCGTGAGTGGTTCGACGAAGATCAGAAAGCACAGGAAGCTGAAACTCGTGCTCAAGAAGAAACCCTTCTGCCTAATTATAACGATGGCGAATATGGGAAACTTGTTATCGACCGCTCTGGTCGAAAGTAAAACCTTACTAGCCATCTATTGTTAATCCTTTTTGGAGAAAAATAAATGGCTAACGTAAGTCGTGTTAACGGCCTCCGTCCTGTCAAGCATGTTGACGGTTCGCCGTGGAATGGCCAACTCAATCGTTACTTTGTGGCAGCCTCTGATACTTTCCCGATTTTCCAAGGCGACTTGGTTACTCTGGCAGCTACTACGGACACCCAAGGTCAAACGGTTATTTCTGGTGTTCCTTCGATTGGTGGTACTCAAGGTGCCCGCAAGTTCATCGCTAATGGTGGCTCGGCGGATACCGTAGCAGTTGGTGTGGCATGTGGGTTTTCTATTAATCCTTTGAACCTGAACTCGCCGCAGTTCCGTTCTGCATCTGTTGCCCAGTATATTCTGGTATCGGATGCTCCGGATACGGTGTATGAAGTTCAGTCGGGCGTTGCACCTACGCCTACGGATCTTAACGGTAATGCAACGGTAACGGACACGAACGTTACGGCTGGTGCTTCGACTCCGACGGCTCTGTCGTTGGTAACGGGTCAGTCGGGTATGGCGGTCGGTGCGTACAATAACACTGCCACCACGATCCTTAAGGTTATGGGCGCATCGCAGAAGATTGATAATGATATCACGTCGGCTAACTATAAGATCCTCGTGACGATCAACAATCATCAGTATAGCGGTGGCACTGGCACTGCTGGCGTCTAATTCTAAGGAGAATAGAAAATGGCTGGTATTATTAATAGTGCATCGTTTGCAAAGGCTCTTTGGCCCGGTGTAAATGCATGGTACGGTAAGGCTTATGACGAGTATCCGGTAGAATGGGATAAACTGTTCGAAAAGTTCACGTCGCGTAAGCAGTATGAAGAAGATGTTGGTATCTCGTCCTTTGGTCTGGCTAACGTCAAGCCTGAAGGTTCGCCGATCCAATACGATAGCGAACAACAAACCTTCACGACGCGTTATACGCACGTCGTCTATGCTCTTGGGTTTATCATCACCCGAGAAATCATGGAAGATGACCAGTATGATGTGGTTGGTCAGCGTAAGGCCCAAGGTCTTGCGTTCTCGGTCCGCCAGACGAAGGAAGTTGTTGGTGCTAACGTGTACAACCGTGCATTCAACTCATCGTATGTTGGTGGTGATGGTGTCTCGCTCCTGAACTCGGCTCACCCGAACTTTGCTGGTGGCACGTTCTCGAACATTCTGGCTACGGCTGCCGACTTGTCGGAAGCTGCACTGGAACAGGCATGTATCGATATCGCTAACTTCACGAACGACCGTGGTCTGCGTATTGCTGTTCGTCCTGAATCGCTCATTCTTCCGATCCAACTGGAATTTGAAGCTGAGCGTATCCTGAAGACGGAACGTCGGGTTGGTACGGATAACAACGATATCAACGCACTCCGTCAGACGGGTCGTTTCCCGAAGGGCATCGTCCTTAACCACTATTTCACGTCGCCGCTTTCGTGGTTCATCCGCACTGACGTGAAGAATGGTATGAAGATGTTTGAACGTCGTGGTGATGAGTTCGAAATGGACAATGACTTCGACACGGAAAACGCCCGCTTCAAGGCAACGTCGCGTTACAGCTTCGGCTGGACCGATCCCCGTGCTATGTACGGTTCGCAAGGCGTCTAATCACCCGGAGGGCTTCGGCCCTTCTCTTTTGGAGATTTAAATGGGTATTAAGAATGATGATCTCTTTCCCAATAACCCCGCTTATCCAGACGCCCTGAATATGGTTCGTAAGGACTTGGTTGTTATCGGTATGGCCGCTACTCGGGCTATGACGACTGCTACCAAGATTGGTGTGCTTTCGGCAGATTCGACGATGCTCGGCATTCGTTTCTATCCTACGACTGCGAGTAATGCTGGTACGACTGCAACGGTGACGTTGACGGCTACCTTCCTTGCAACCAATACGACTGTGACGTTGGGTACTGTGGATGTAAAGGGTACGACGAACTCAGCTAACGTGGAGGGTGCTAACTACTTCAATCTGGAACGTGCTCCGGCTGCTACAACCTCTGGTGATATCCTCATCAAGGCTACGTATGCAGAAACGGGTACGGCCTCGACGACGGGTGGTCCTTTCTACTTCACGATGACTTTCGTGCGTTAATCGATGCCGCCTCCGGGCGGCGTCTTCATTATTAGGATAAACAATGCGTCCCGTTACACTGTCTGTTACCGGTGTTGGTACTTCTCCGATTGTCCCTATGGACTTCCGTGCTCAAAACTTCAATATTGGTTTCGGTTGTGAGGTTACGGGTTCAGCGACATACTCGGTTCAACACACATTTGATGATGTGTATAATCCGGCCATTACGCCGGTGTGGTTTAATAATTCTACAGTGAATGCTGCTACCACTAATCAAGATGGTAACTATGCATTCCCTATTCGAGCAATGCGCTTGAATGTAACTGCTGGTACTGGTACTGTTGTTATTAATATTCTCTCTACCTCAGGTCAGGGCTAATTATGACCTCAGGCGTAACTCTAGTTACAGGGGTTTCTGGCGTTGCCTCAGTCCTGCAATCCCCGGTAGATAATTCAAATAATCCTGCTACAACGTCGTTTGTAGCTCAGCAGATTAATCGTTCAATTGCAGCTTTGCCTTTGAACCTCGCTGCTGGCGCAGGTGGTATTTATAATCAAAATTCAGCAGGTGTAGGTCTAACTGTCGTTGTTTTTGTTTCTGCTTCTCCGGGACCAGTATCTTCAATCCTTTCGGTTGTTACTGGAGGTACAGGATATGTTACTGGAGATCTGATTATTCTTCCGGCAGGCGGTTACGATTGTATCTGTCGAATTACTAATGCTATTGGTGGTGTTGTCCAATCCGGCGGTGTTCAGGTTCTATACGGTGGTACCAACTATACAACCAGTCTTCAGACTACTGCAATTGACATCCCTCCAGCAGGTCGTACTGTTATTCTGACAGGTACCCTGACGAGTAATGCTACGATTATCATTACCAATGGTACATACGCTAATGCATCTCGTCGGTCCATTTACTGTAACAATACCACAGGTGCTTTTTCGGTTACAGTCAAGTTGAGCAATGGCTCTGGTGGTTCAGTGGGAACTGGTGTGGTTCTGCCACAAGGTACGAATAACTCAACTGCTAAGTGGGTATGGACAGACGGTGTTAATGACACTTGGTTTACAACATAAGGAATTGACTAAACATGGCTGGCAACCAAAATATTACTCAAATTACGAATATCCAAGCGGTCTTTGATCCGACTACGATAATCTATGGCGTGCCTTTAGCCACTTCCTTGGACACGACTTTCACTGGTCAAGTCTTTCGTACAT